GAAGTACCCAAAATGTGTACCAGCTTCAAAAGCAGCTCGTATGACTCCAGCCCAAAGAAAGTCAGCAATTTCGAGAAAGAGAAAAGCAGGTAACCCAGGCGGTAAGCCGACTATGGTGAAAACTTTCACAAAGTCGAAGAGGAGAATGAAACGTGGCGGCAAGAAGAGGTAAAAAGAGAGACCCTCGTCTCAAAAGAGCAGGAGTATCTGGATTTAATAAGCCAAAGCGAACTCCGAGTCATCCGAAAAAGTCTCATATTGTAGTGGCAAAAGTTGGGACAAAAGTAAAGACTATTCGCTTTGGACAACAAGGTGTAAGTGGTTCCCCAAAGAAAAAAGGCGAAAGCGCATCATATGCAGCTCGACGCCGTTCTTTCAAGGCTCGTCATGCAAAGAATATTGCAAAGGGCAAGATGTCCGCAGCATATTGGGCAAATAAGGTAAAATGGTGATGAGCGAAGAAGAAATTAAAAAGTCGTCAGTATATCATCCTGCCGATAGTAATGGAGATGGAAGTGTTGACCCAGAAGAACATGCAATGTACATGGAGTTTAAAAGAAAAGAACTCGAAGATGCTGATGCAATGCGAGATGCTCAAAGAAATATGGCATGGTTCTCTCTTGCTGGTATGTTGTTCTATCCCGCCATGGTTGTTACTACTGATATTGTTGAACTCGACAACGCTGCAAAAATTTTAGGAGATATGGCACCTACATATTTTGTTGCAGTTGCAGGCCTAGTAGCGGCCTTTTTTGGCGCACAGGCATGGAGCAAGGGTAAGTAATGGAATTTTTGTTTGAGCTTGCTGTAACTTTTTGGCAGTGGACAATTGTAATTACTCTTATTCTTATTGGATTTATAGCAAGTATTTTTGACGGCCAAGGAGAAAACAGAGTAGGTTTTATGTATAATGAAATGCCCCATATGAAGCCTCTTCCAATTGAAACAAAAGACAAAAGGTTCTGGAAAGCAATCTGGATGTGGCTACTAGGGGTTCGTCAATGGGAAATTTGTGACGATTTTCATTTTACACTAGGAGTAGATGAATATGTTATTCCGAAAGGTTTTGAATTTGATGGAGCATCAGTACCTAAGTTTCTTGCAATGTGGCTCTCACCCACTGGAGTACTTCTCATGGGTGGCCTTGTTCACGATTATGGGTATAAGTACGGAACTTTAAAAAAGAAAGATGGTACAACTATAGGAAAGAAGGATCAAAAATGGATGGATAAACTTTTTCGAGATATTTGTATCGAAGTAAATGGATTTAAACTTTTAAACTATTTAGCTTACTGGGGATTGCGCCTGGGAGGTTTTGTAGCGTGGAACAAACATCGAAAAAACGATTAAGAAGGTAATATGGCGGTAGAAATTAGTAGAAGAGACTTGGTCTCTGAGCAAATTGTCGATTTTCAATCTGAGACGAGGTTTCTCAAACTTCCAGTAGATCCATACTTGGAACTACTCGGCGTAACACCTCTTCCGTCTCAAATGGCGATCATAAATGCGATAAATAACAATAAGTATCGCTTTGTCACAGCAGCAATTTCAAGAAGGCAAGGCAAAACTTATATCGCAAATATAATTGGGCAGCTAGTATCATTAGTGCCCGGTTCACACATTTTAATTATGTCACCGAACTACGCCTTGTCTCAGATTTCTTTCGACTTACAACGACAACTTATTAAGCATTTTGACTTAGAAGTTGCAAAAGATAATGCGAAAGATAAAGTAATTGAACTGACGAATGGGTCTACAATAAGAATGGGGTCTGTTAATCAGGTCGATTCCTGTGTAGGCAGAAGCTATGACCTAATCATATTCGACGAAGCAGCCCTAGCTGACGGAAAAGAAGCTTTTAATGTAGCTCTGCGTCCGACCTTGGACAAAGATAACTCAAAAGCACTGTTTATTTCTACTCCTCGAGGTAAAAATAACTGGTTTGCAGAGTTTTTTAATAGAGGTTTTACTGATGAATTCCCAGAATGGGCATCGATACGCGCAACTTATAGGGATAATCCTCGAATGTCTGAAACAGATATTTCGGAAGCTAGAAAAAGTATGTCCGAAGCTGAATTTAAGCAAGAATACGAAGCGGATTTTAATACCTACGAAGGACAAATTTGGAACTTTAATCACGAAAAGTGTATCGAGAACCTGGAGGAGCTCGACACCTCGAAGATGGATATATTTTCAGGCCTTGATGTGGGGTATCGGGATCCCACCGCTTTTTGTGTACTTGGATACGATTGGGACTCGGAAAAATACTACTTATTAGATGAGTATTTAGATGCTGAAAAAACAACAGAACAACATGCTGCAGAAATTCGAAGACTTGTGGAAAAATGGAATATTGACTATATCTACATTGATTCAGCGGCTCAGCAAACTCGGTTTGATTTTGCTCAAAATTATGATATATCCACCATTAATGCCAAAAAGTCTGTTTTGGACGGCATCGCTCATGTGGCTGGTATTGTTGACAATGATAATCTTATCGTAGACCAAAGGTGCAAGGAAAGTTTGTCTTGCTTAGACCAATATCAATGGGATCCGAATCCAAATTTAGCAAGAGAAAAGCCAAAACATAATATGGCTTCTCACATGGCAGATGCATTACGATATGCAATGTATTCATTTGAAACGTCAACTTCAGGATTTTGATAGGACCAGAGAAAAATAGTAGTTGACAATTTAGTTCCCCCACGATATAATTTCGTTAATAAAAAGTAGTAGATTCAAAGATGACAGAGCTAAAACGAGATCCCGTAAAGTATATTCGGGATAAAGCAAAAGCAAGATACGAAAAAGGAACAGAGTGCTATATCTGTGGAGCTGATGCTGAACTCGACTTTCATCACTATTATAGCTTGAGTCCTCTTCTTCAAAAGTGGGTCAAAGAAAAAGGCTACCACATGGAGGATATAAGAGACTTTCGAGATGAGTTTATAAACGAGCATATTGAAGAACTGTACGATTACACTGTTACTCTATGCCATGCACATCACTTGAAATTACATTCAATTTATGGTCGTAACCCAACATTACACTCAGCCCCAAAACAGAAACGCTGGGTAGAAATACAAAGAGGAAAGCATGGCTTGGTATAACTTTTGGCAGCAGAAAGAGAATGTGGAGGAAAAGTTAAATCCTGCGCAACCTCACTATGACCATAAAGTAGAGTCATCGCGAGAGCGGCATGTAAATTATGAGCGTGCCTATGAAGACCTCGAAATTGTAAATCGTGGTGTAAACATGATTGTTGACGACTGTGCAGAAATTGATGCAAAAGTCGGTGGTCAACTAAATACAACAAGTGTTGTAAAGAATATTAAAAGATCGCGTGTTAATCTTCTACTGAATAAAGAACCAAATCTTTTTCAAGATATTAGCACATTTCGTCGTAATCTAATTACAGACTATTTGTTAGACGGAAACATATTTATTTACTTTGATGGCGTACATCTGTACCACTTGCCAGCAAGTAAAATGCATATTCATGCAAGTGAGACAACTTATATTGATAAGTTTACTTACAATGAAACAATTAACTATTCTCCTAACGAGATTATTCATGTAAAAGAAAATTCTTTTTACTCTATTTACCGAGGAGTATCAAGACTAAAGCCCGCGCTTCGTACAATGGTACTGATGAGAAATATGCGGGATTTTCAAGACAATTTCTTTAAAAATGGAGCGGTTCCAGGTCTCGTATTGAAATCCCCAAACACTCTTTCAGAAAAAATCAAAGAGCGAATGATTCAATCTTGGACTGCGCGCTACCGTCCTGATGCAGGGGGTCGTAGACCTCTTATTCTTGATGGCGGCATTGAAATTGATAGCGTATCGAATGTAAACTTTAAAGAGTTAGACTTTCAATCCGCAATTACAGAAAATGAAAAAATTATTTTGAAGGCACTTGGTATTCCCCCGATTCTTCTTGACTCAGGAAACAATGCGAACCTTCGACCTAATATGAGACTTTACTATTTGGAAACTATAATGCCGATAGTAAGAAAGATAAATTTTGCTTTAGAGAGATTTTTTGGATTTGAGATCATTGAGGATGCAACTAATATTCCCGCCCTTCAGCCAGAGCTGAGAGATCAAGCACAGTATTACTCTGCTTTAGTAAACACAGGAATCATTAGCCCTAATGAAGCTCGACAAGCAATTAATTTCGACCCCATCGAAGGATTTGACGACCTCCGAGTTCCTGCAAATATTGCAGGAAGCGCGGTAAATCCAGATGAGGGAGGGCGCCCAGAAGAAGGAGAAACTGATGGCTAGAGCACGCGCAAGAACGGCAGTATTGCAAGATATTGCAATGCATATGCTTGAAGTAGGTCATGTAATGACCAAACACAATTGGGAGCAAGATACAAAAGCTCCTATCCGAGTCGGACTGATTTTAAATCTTTTCGGTAATTGGTCTCGAATGCTAGGCATTCTGGAAAATGAGATGCCTGATGCTTGGAAGCAAATTAATACACCAAAGGAAGCTCCGAAGCCTAAAATAGACCCAAAGCCAAAAGCAGCTCCTAAAAAGGATCCGCTTGAATCTTTGAGCAAGCCTGCTTCGGCAGCAGCTAAAGTGAGTAAAGATGATGAATAAAGTCTTTAATCTTACCTCCACCTTTAAAGCTCTTCATGAAGATGATGACGGAGGCGTACACATCTGCGGTATGGCAAGTACGCATGATGAGGATCGTGCAAATGATGTTATTATGGCAGAAGCTTGGACAAAAGGTGGACTTCGTAATTTTGAAAAGAACCCTATTATTCTTTTTAATCATGATTACAATAAACCAATTGGTCGAGCTACAGGTCTTAAAGTTACCGACAATGGGTTAGAGCTTAAAGCAAAAATTAGTAAGTCAGCGCCAGATTCTGTGGCGCAGTTAGTAAAAGAAGGCATTCTTGGAGCTTTTTCTGTTGGTTTCCGAGTCAAGGATGCTGATTATATTTCGGAAACCGACGGACTAAAGATTAAGGATGCTGAGTTGTTTGAAGTATCAGTTGTATCGGTACCATGCAATCAAGCAGCAACTTTTTCTCTGGCGAAGTCATTTGACTCAATGGATGAGTACAATGAATTCAAGAAAACTTTCACCAATCGTGTAGATCTAGCCGGTCAGTCTCTGGCTAAGGATGAAAATTCATCGGTAGCTAGTGAAACACCGGACGAAGCGGAAATTTCCGCGAAAGAGGAGATCAAAATGTCGGAAGAAGTAAAAACTCCCGAAATCGACTTGGAAGCTTTTGCGAAGAAAGTAGCAGAGGAGACTGCTGCTAAGATCGCTATGAAGCAAGCTGAGTCGAAGGCGGCCGAAGAAAAGGCTGCCCAAGAAGCTGCTGAGAAAGCTCAGGCAGAAGCCGAAGCTAAAGCTCAGCAAGAAGAAGAAGTTAAGACCGCTATTAAGACTGGCATTGAGTCAGGTGCTGAGCGGCTGATGGCTGATGTACAACAGGATCTATCCAAGCGTAATGCTGATATGGAGGAGACTCTGGCTAAGTACAAGCGAGATCTGGAAGAGAAATCAGAAGAAATCGCTAAAATGCGTGATTCTAAGCGTGTATTCGCTGACCGCGCTGAAAAAACAGACATCTCTAAGTGGGGCAAGGATTTCTTGACCGCTCATATGCTGGGTGTTATGACTCGTAAGGGTTGGAACACTGACTTTGCTCAAGATCTGCAAGAGAAAGCTGGCGTAAATTACGCGGCCAACGCTGCAGATATCGACCAGGAAGTTTCTTCACTGATCGAGAAGGAAATCATGCATGAGCTGAAAGTTGCTCGTTTGTTCCGTGAGATTCCCGTAAATGGCGGCGCTACTGTACTGCCTATCCAAACTGATGCTGGCAAGGCTGCTTGGGCAACCTCTGCAACTGCCGGTAACTTGGAGAACCGTCC